AGAGTTTTCGGAAACGTATAATAAATGTGTAAAGAGTGGACAGAAAGAATTTCTTATCCAGAATGGACTCGCAGGCTGTTGGAATCCTTTATTTACGAAGTTTGTGGCTGTTAATATGACAGATTTAAAGGACAAACAGGAAGTAAAACACTCTGGAAACATAGATAATAACTGGACAATCAAGGTTAAAGAGGTTGGAAATGTGCAGGAAACAGAGGATAAGAAGGAAAAACCAGTTATAAAGATGGTCACAAATGGAGAATAAGTTACATATATTAGATACGGTTGACTATAAACAATATAAGCGCCGTAATAAACCAAAGGGATATAAGAAACCAACAAGCAAAGATGTTAATACGGTCAATTTTGGGAGTGGTATCTATGGGATCTCTCTGACAAAGATTGCAGAGTATTTTAATGTGAGGGAAGAAAAAGCATACAATATCATATCTCAATGGCAAAAAGATAAGAATTTAAAGGTTTTATATCAGCCTGATGTGCAGTCGAACATATATATTTCAAAGGCGTTTTATTCCGAACTTCAAAAGCAAAAAGAGTTCATGGATGGGTTTATATGCGACCATAACACAATAAAACGCAACATAATAAGCTTCGATAGAGAATATAATAAGGCTTATGTATATTTTTTAATTGAAAATGATGAAATTATTTATATTGGTCAATCTGTTGATTTGTTAAGAAGGATAGAAACACACTCAAAAGATAAAGAATTTGATCAAGTATCAATATACCAAGTACATGAAAACTACTTAGATATAGCTGAAATGATTAATATTGTGACATATAATCCCAGGCTTAACAGTCAAAAATGGGGAAATGGAACATTTTTAAAACGTATTATCGATATGTGTGATGAGTATTTTTAAGCATATTACGCTTAGTATACAACCGAATTAGCCAACCCCCCACGATAAGGTATAAATTATTGTGGCATTAAAGTAATGAATAATGCACAAAACGGTCATTAATGCCTGAGATTGAACTAAATAGAAAGTTTTTACCACTCATTCAGAAACACAAGCCTATCAAGGTGGTGTATGGAGGTAGAGGATCAGGAAAAAGTATAGGATTTGGTGACATCTTTCTTACCAAGATGACTACTGAGAACGCAGATATTTACTGCTTGAGAGAATTCCAGGACTCGGTACTTGACTCAGTACACAGGGTATTTAAGGCTGCAATCGAGAGATATAATTTAGAAGGCTGGGAAGTACAAGAAAACAGAATAATCGCACCGACCGGAGCCCAAACTATATATAAGGGGGCAGCGCGTAACCCGGACAATATTCAATCAGCGCAGGGATATAAATATTCCTGGTTTGAAGAGGCCCACAGGATTAGTCAGGTATCGCTTGACAAGCTCTTACCTACAATTATACGTAATCCGGGGGCGGAGTGTTGGTTCTCCGGTAATCCACAGAACTCAAGTGATCCATTCAGCCAGCGCTTTATCATGCCATATATGCAGATATTGAATAGGGATGGATACTATGAGGATGATCTACATCTAATTATTAAGATCAATTGGCGTGATAATCCATGGGTAACCAAAGAGCAAGAGCAATTAAGGCAATGGGACTTTGAGAACTTACCAAGAGCGAAGTATGACTGGATATGGGAGGGTGCATTTTACGATGGTGTAGACGATCCTCTGATATTCCCGGAGTGGTTCGATGCCTGTATTGATGCTCATGTTAAGCTAGGATTTGAGCCGAAGGGGATCAGGTTTAGCAGCTTTGATCCGTCTGACAGTGGAGACCCTAAAGCTTATGCTTTTAGACATGGGTCTGTGGTCCTGGACGTCCAGGAGATGACAACAGGGGATGCAAACGAAGCTTGTGACTGGGCAACAGGACTTGCAATCAACAACAATTCGGATGCTTTTACATGGGATTGTGACGGATTGGGAGTATCTCTTAATAGGCAGGTTACACAAGCATTTGAGGGTAAACATACAGTAATAAGCCAATACAAGGGTAGTCAAGCTGTTGACTTTCCAGAAGTAATCTATGAGCCGGCAGAAAAACAGCCTATTCAGAATCAGAAAAAGAATAAAGAAGTATTCAAAAACAAACGCGCTCAGTATTACGGAGTATTAAAAGACAAAATTTACACGACATACCGGGCTGTAACTTTCAACGAATATCATGATCCTGACAAGATGATATCATTTAGCAGCGAAATTAACTGCTTAACTCAATTAAGATCTGAAATATGTACTATACCAATTAAACCAAACAGCGCAGGACTGATAGAGTTATACACAAAACAGGTTATGAAAGATAAGTTCAAATTACCTTCACCAAATTTAGCTGATGTTGTAAAAATGTTGGGGAGAATGCCGCATCTTACAGTAAAACCTAAGATTATAATGCCTCAACCAATAAAATCAATGGGGAGTGGAGTACATGGCACTAGAGCTGGACGACATTAAAAGACTACACGATAAAGCATATACTGCAAATCAGATGACGCGGGAGCGTGCTGCTGAAGATATGGTGTTTTACTGGATAACTCAATGGGATGACACCGTATTACAGGGCAGTCAGCTTGCTTATAGAGGAGAATTTAATATCTTAAGGAAAGCCGGCAGACAGATACAGTCTGACCTTGCGGAAAATCCTGTCCAGATTGACTTTGTGCCCAGGGATGAAAAGCGGGAAGATTCAGCAGAAGTTCTTGACGGTATGTATAGAGCTGATCTTCAAAAAAATACCAGCATAGAAGCTTTCAAGAATGCAGAGAGCGAAAATATAGTTTGTGGTATGGGAGCCTGGTTACTGCATGCCAAGTATGAAAGCAATAAACCCGGTGATAAAAAACAGGTGATATGCCGGAAGCCGATATTTGAGGCGAATAATACTGTATACTGGGACCCTAATGCGAAGATGCTTGATAAATCAGATGCGAAGTATGTAAGCGTATTAACTGCATATTCTGAGGATGGGTACAAGGATTTAGTCAGCGAAATAACGGGAGAAGAAATTGAGGAGGTTAATGCAAGTTCATTCAAGGAGCCCGAACAGTCGTATACTTTCCCATGGATAGGCGGAGAAGGGAAAAAGATATATGTTGTTAATTTTTATCACCTGACAAAAAAGAAAGATAAATTATTAACGATGTCTGATCCGTTCGGGGAGACGCGGGAATTGAGGGAAAGCGATCTATCTGAAATCATGGATGAAATGCTGGATTACGGATATGATATTGTGGATGAACAGGAGATTGAAAGGCCGATAGTTACAAAATATATTGCATCAGGGGAAAAGATACTTAAGTCAGAACGCATAGCAGGGGAGTTTTTACCTGTTATTCCGATATACGGAGAACATGCTATCGTGGAGGGTGAGGAACACTGGGAGGGTGTTACAAGACTTGCGAAAGATCCTGCAAGGTTGAGGGATTTTGCTTTTTCTTATATGGCTGATATTTTGTCAAGATCACCGAGAAAAAAACCTATTTACTGGCCTGAGCAGTTACAGGGATTTGAACATATGTATTCGGAAAATGGTATTGACAATAACTATCCGTATTTATACATGAATAGAATGGATGCCAATGGGAATGAACTCCCTATTGGCTCTGTTGGTGAATCTCCTGATCAGGATATGCCCTCTGCTTTGCCCTTTGTTTTACAGTTGACAAAAGATGCGACAGAAGAAGTGGCTAATCCTGGATTACCACAGGATATCGCTGATCCTGATTTATCGGGAAAGGCGATACTGGCATTACAGGCCCGGTTAGATAAACAGTCAATGGTTTACCAGGAACACATGAAACATGCCAAAAGGCGCGATGGCGAAGTCTACACGTCAATGGCTAAGGAACTATATGATGTCCCGCGAAAAGTAAATATTGAAATGCCTGATGGTACTCGAAAACAAGTCCAGCTTATGGAGACCATAATGGATAAGGAAACCGGGGAACTGATTACCTTGAGGGATATAAATAGTTCTGAATTTGATGTTTATTCAAAGATAACAACAAGTTACTCAAGTCAAAAAGAACAGACGATTGACAGACTTGAAAAAATGATAGAGCTTACTGACCCGAATGATCCGGTAAGAAAGGCCATGCAGTTGAAAGTTCTCGCTTTGACCGATGGTGTAGATTTTGAAGATATCCGGGAATATGTCAATAATGAACTGGTGGTGATGGGCATTAAGAAGCCTGAAACACCTGAGCAGGAGCAGTTATTGGCACAGTCACAGCAGAACAAGGAACCTGATCCTGCATTGTTACTGGCAATGGGTGAAAATAAGAAAGGTGACGCTGCATTACTTGAACAGAAGCGAAAAGGCATTGAAATGCAGTTAAAGGCCCATATAGATGAAATGGGTGTCAGAATTAAGGAGTTTGAGGCTATAACTGACAGGATGAATACTCAGATTGAGGCACAGCAGGCGAATGCGGAGATTGACAACAAGAATATTGACAGTTTTGGCAAGCAGATTGATAACGCTGCTAAAATTATTGATTTAAAGAAATTAACTAATGAAGAGTTATACCAGCGAATAGCTGTTTAACTGAGGCGACCAGGTAAAACGCAGCTACTTATGGCATCATAAGGACCTAACATTGAGGAGAAACAATGGAAAATCTGGCAGAAAAAGTGGATAAGGAAATCGAGCTTGAAAAAGAAGAACTGGAAAAAGAGGAAGAAATAGAGCTTGATGAGAATGGCAACCCTATAGAAGAAAAAGAGATTGAAGCATGGATGGCAGAGGATGAGGACGACCAGACGGGCTCAGACACGATGCCGGTAAGTGCGCATATTAAGGCAAAAAGGAAGTTAAAGGGTAAAATAGGCGAAAAAGACGCTGAAATTGATAGTTTAAGGTCTGAAATCGAAAAACTGAAGAATAAGGGCCCTGAAAAACCCGATATAGAGCTTCCAAAACGACCAAGACGGGATGACTTTGAGGATGACAACGACTATGAAGCAGCGCTTGATGAATATGAAGATAAAAAAGCGTCTGCATTATTTAAAAGAATCGAAACAGAGCAGACAATGCGGAGTAGTCAGCAACAGGCGGCGCAATCTATTGAAAAAGCTATTGATGATCATTATTCAAGGGCTGAAAAGCTACTTAAATCATCCGGGATATCTTCTGATGTATACAAAGATGCTGATGCTGAAGTTAGAAAGTCTGTTGAAGCTATCAGGCCGAAACAGGGTGATTTTATTGTAGATCATATGATATCAGTATTAGGAGAAGGGTCTGAAAAAGTCATGTATAAATTAGGCAGGAGTAAGGCTTTAAGGGGAGAGTTTTTGACATTACTTGCGGACGACCCCACAGGCTTAAGAGCTGCTACTTTTCTTGGTCAACAGAAAGCAATATTATTAAATACAACCATAAAGAAGAAATCAAGTGCACCTGATCCCGATACACAGATTAACGGTGACGTAACAGGCGGAACAAAAGAACGCATTTTGAAAAAGAAGTATGACGAAGCGCATAAGAAAAATGATTTACAAGCCGCCTGGAACGCTAAAAAGGAAGCTAAGGGATTAAAGATTGATACTTCCAAGTGGTAGGAGGATAAAATGGCAGTAACTACAGGAAAAATAGTAGAAATATTATTTGAAAAAAGCATGGAGACCTTTGAGTCTCAACAGGACATGCTCCCGCTTTGTTCATTTTTTGAACCGGACGGCGCGACAATGCAGAACTCCGGTAATATTATATGGCGTCCTAAACAGCAGCATGCCCCTATTATATCCGGATGGGATATTTCTAACCAGGAAACGGGTATAATTGAGGAAGAATATCCGGCTGTATTAGGAACACCTAACAATGATTTTGTTAAAGTCAGGGCTGATGACATGAGGGATGAACAGTTCTGGAATAAAAGAGCTGTACAGTCAGGTCGGAGACAGGCATCCAACCTCAATTCCGATATTGCCAGTGCAGTAATGAATCAGGGTTCACAGTTTTACAGGTCAAATGCTACAAGCGGGTATGATTTTATAGCACAGGCTAAAACTCAGCTTGATGAGCGTCAGGGCATGAATAACGGCAGGACCTTTATGCTGAATGACCGTGACAATCTGACCTTTGGTAAAGACCTTGCTGCACGCCAGACACTTCAGGGCAGACCTGATAAGACATGGGCAATGGGACAGATAGGTGAAAACATAGCTGATTTTAGTGTATATGTAGGATCTTTTCTTCCCAACCTGGACGGCGGAGCAAATCCGGCAACTACAGTAACTGGAAATCATACATTTGCACCGGAGGCAGGAACATCCGTAACCTCGACAGGCATTGTAACTAATGTTGACTGTCGTGTTGCCTCTATAGTGGTTGCCGATAGTTCGAGTTATACTGTTGGCGATAAGGTTATTTTCCAGAATAGCGGGACTCCGGTTTACGCGGTGGGACTTGATGACAAAACCAATACCGGACAGGCAATGACATTTACAATTGTCGAAGTCACCGATGCTACTCATGTAAAAGTCTATCCGAAACCTATTGCGGCTGATGATACTAATTTAACAGCACTTGAGCAGGCATATGCCAATGTTAACACCACAATACTGAATGCTGCGACAATGGACAGGATCAATACTGACACATCCAAAAGGTCTAACCTGTTTTGGGATAAAGAGGCTGTTGAAGTTCTTGGCGGAAATATTCCTGCTGAACTGTTTAAGGATTTTGCCGGCATGAAAGTTGTATCTGATACCATGAAAAACGGTCTTAAAATGTATCTGGTTTATGATGGAACGATTGAGACCCTTACTTTTAGGTACAGACTCTTTACCTGGTATGGCATAACCATCGCCAATCCTGAACAGTGCGGGGTTGCAATATCTTATTAATCTTTTGGGGAGGTAAAACTCCCCCTTTAAGGAGCAAAAAATGTCGAATATACTTAGAATGATGGAATTTTATCATCAAAACGATGCTGATGCCACAGAGGATCTCGGCACTACTGTCGATGCTGATGTTTTAGTGATTCCGGTCACTCACGCATATGTTGCCAAGACGACTGGTGGTGATGCTGAAGCCCTTACCCTTGCAAATGGAGTTCCGGGCCAGGTGTTGGTTATTTATCTTGCCACTGATGGTGGTGGTGATGGAACTTTGACACCGGCAACAGCTACAGGATGGGCAACTATCGTGTTTGCAGATGCAGGGGATCAGGCCGTTTTGTATTATGTTGATGACAGTGCCGGATGGCGCATATGGAGCCTCACCGGAAAAGCTGGCCCGCCAGTTCATACTTAATTTTTTCTACCTGGGGGAGAAATCCCCCATTGAACAAGGAGAAAACAAATGGGACACAAAAAGAATTTTTTTCATACAGGATTGAAAGTTTCGGAAAGTCAGGTTAGATCATTACTTGATATGCAGAATCCATTTCTGAAGCTATTTGTTAATAAAGGTAGTGGAGTCACACAACCTGTTACTGGGGTTTACGAAGCAGGCAATGACGAAAACGATGGGCTTACATGGGATACGGCATTTGCAACAATAGCAAAAGCAATAGCTGTTGCGAGAGCATATACAAACTGGTCAGCCAGTCCGTGGGCGCCTAATGTTGAAATTCATATCGCCCCGGGTCTTTACAATGAACATTTAACTGCTATGCCTCATGGTTGTCATATTATCGGGCATGGCGAAGCATGGGATGCTGATGGTGAAACAGGTGTAAAGATAAGACCTACAGCCTCACTCTATGCAGCAGATCAGGCTGTTGATGTTGGTGCATGGGTCAATGGTAAAATAACAAACATTAATTTTGAGACACAAAGTGCCGTGCCTGTGTTTGATTGTACGATTCTTAATAATGTACAACTTGAACATTGCCGGTTTGCTGGGCCTCCTGAAGCAAC